AATTCTGTTTGAATCTCACTCATCAACCAGTCGATGTCATCAATTGAGTTGTTTGACACTTTAATAAATTCAGCCAAATTTTGCATAGTCGCATTCTTGGTTTCATAACCAAGCACAGTCTGAGATGCAGCAGAGACTCCCTCAGCTACCCATTCTGTATTGTCTGTTCTTGTTTTGCGCTGAACCCAATATACAGTTAAGCTAGTTGAAGCACCCTGACTAATTATATCCAACATGAAAGTGTTTCTGTCAGGTGCTTTGCTTACGCTCGCAGGATCTCTTTGCGGCCAAGGAAGCAATGAACCAGTAGTCACACTTGCATTTGCAGTTTCCAAGAAACTTTTAACCATAAAGCGAACATCGCCGTGATCACCTTTCTTAAGTCCTTGTAACTTATCAATCTCCTTGTCAAGCTCTTTTTTCAAAGTACCAACAAAAGTTAATTCCTCCTTCGTAGGTTCTTTTTTAGCCTTTGCAATTTCAGTAGAGTTATCATCTAACTGCTTTTGCATAGTTTTATGCAACTCGGCTGAATCTGCAATCTCTTTTTTCATCACTACCAATGTGTCATTGGCTTCTTTTAGCTCTTTTTCGAGCTTCAACTTATCATCGCCTTGTGATTTTTCAATAGCATTCAGTAATTTTTGAATGTCACCTTTGTGTTCCACTAAAGCGGCTTCTAATTCTTTTTTTTCCATTTTTAACTTCTTAATATTTTTAAAATAGACTCTTTGGTTAGCGGCGCATCTTTCGGATCAGGTGCATTTTTGCGGCGTGATTCGTCAATGAGTGCTGTTATATGTATTTTTACTTTTTCTAAATTTTCAAGTTTTGCGTCAGTGAATTTACAATTCAATAAGTTTGTGTAAAACATTTCTTCTTTCACTAGTTCTTCGAAATCCATTTCCTCGATGGACTTAATTGATTGCGTTAGTGCATCTGGGTGTGCGGCTCTCTTTGTTAAGCTAGACACCTCATATAGAAAGATTTCTTTTAAATGGTTAAATCCATCATCATCTTTTTGTTCCCGCACTGGCACATAACCTATTGAATGCCCCATGCTTTTCCCAGCTGCTGACATTGCCTTATATTGCTCGTAAGTCTCTAGTCCTAATTGAGTTTTTAGTATTAACTGAGACTTAGACAACAGTCCCGTAGCATCTTCGCTTAATTCAGACAATACACCCGGCATTAACGTAGAATCGTGATTCTTATAATGTTGTATATCTTTGAAATTCTCATTAATAGTCTTTTTGTACGCCCCAAAATCTACTACATCCTTAACCCTGTCGGGTGTATTGAATATAGAAGAGTGAAATACAACTATCCCTTTCTCGTCTATGTCTTTTATTTCCGTAATGCAACTTTTAAATAGTGGCATCCTGTTTTTTACATTTTGTTTCATCTATCTTATTTTTTAATTAATAGATTTTTTCTATATCGTTAATTCGTATTGATATTTATCATATATTTGTTCTATGATTGAAATTAATCATATTACTAATCAATTTTAATAATTAAAGAACTTCGTATAATGTAGTACATCTACAATTTATAACTTCTCCGGCAACCCCTTGTGGATCACCTACAAACCTCATCACATTTCCGTTGCCCATGTCAAACATCGCATCCTTGCTTATTCCGTTAGGATAATTTTCTTCTGCAAATATATGACTATCTCTAATATTTTTAAGTCCTGACGTAGACCAAAACTTTCTATATTCTAATCCGGTAGATTCTATCCCATATTGGCTAGCCTGATTGCTTGCTGTTATCATTTCTGTTTGTGCAATCATTTTCGCTCTGCTCCTCCCAATATCACCAAGACTATCTTGAAGATGTTTCCTTATAAGTCGACTTGTCTTGTCTATTCCCAATCCCTCTTCTGCTGCCTGAGTTACTGCGCTTTCAACAGCCCCCCTTATAAAAGTTTCGGTTGTTTCGGTGATGCTCGTTATCCTGCTTCCCGCCTCCGTTAATCCATAGCTCCTTAATTGCTCACTAAATATATCATCCCATAATTGATCCTCCGTTGCCTTTTGTTGTATTGCATCATTTCGATACATAACCCCAACATCCGAAAATATAGGATAATAATTCATAAAAAATTCGGTGATAGGTGACTGAGTAACCAAATAACCTATAGAACCCTTCAATTGTTCTGCTGGATAAATACCCACTACATCAAAGACCGCTTTGTATTGCTTTTTAATGGCATTAAAAGCCATTGTCTGCCCTCTTTTCTCTATTCTATTTCGTTTGCGTATTAATTGACGCTCAAATTTTTTCTTTCGTGCCATAAATGAACTTAAAAATATTCTCAGTTGTCCACGCCAAATAAACAACAGCAAATTTAACACTTATTATTGATAAAATCAAAAGAATTGGAAAAGATATAGATATAATCAATAACAAGCCTATTCTATTTATTAACCACATAAGTTGAAAATATTTAATTCATAAATAAATATATAACCATAAACGAGTATTATATATGCTAAAGCTATTTTTACAGATAGCGGCATACCCTTGAAATCAATCTTGAATAATTTTAAATAATTAACTATAATCCCCATGATTTTTATTATCTAAATTTGTATCTAAATTTAATTCATTCAATAGAACATCACCTTGGTTAAATATAGGTTGATCCATTTGTGGGTCTTTTATTTTGTCCTTGCCTGTTCCTTCTCTTATCTCATTCGCAGACCATTTAGCCTTAATCATCCATTCCACTTTCTCTTTTATTCCTAATTGCAACTCTTCAACAGCTGAATAGTCCATTGCGTAAAAATATCCTAAACTCCTATACTCTTCAATCGGATTTATTAAAAACTGAGTAAGATTATTAGCAAATTTATCATTATGAGGGATTAGGGCATCCGTCCATGCTGCTTTTCTAGCCTCTACTACGTTATTGTAAGTTGACCCGGCTGGATCGTTAAACAAGGCTGCTGGAAATTGATAAACATTGCACAAAATTCTTCGCCCCTCTCTAGTAGATTCTAATATATTAAGATCAGACGCAGATATTCCTAATTTTATTGCTGAGAATTTATCTTTCAAAACAATCCCGCTGCCTTGCTTCCCTTTACTCGATAACCCATTTATTTCTTTTTGTAAATTAATTTTTTGAGGGTCGCTCATTGAGTTCCACGAATCAACACCATCACGATAAAGCAAATATGCTGGCCCTTGATTTTCAAATTGTTTCGCTTGTGTCTTTTCTGCCTCATTTTGTTTTACCAACGTGTCCGCTGCTGCTTGTAGTGGACTTTGACCGTATAATGTTGGTTGTGAATAATAGAATGGATTGAAATACTTAGAATGATAGATTTCATTAAATTCAAATTCTGTGCGTGAGTTCTGTAATTTATATCTGATTTCTGGAGTGATTATCGCATTATTATCACTCAATACCTCAATATCATTAGCAGGTAATGTGTATATTTGAGTTGTTTTGCCCTGATTTACACCAGTAGTCAACATTGGCTTATACCAAAAAGTATTACCAATTGATAACAAATAAATAGTGTAAGCCTCTCTAAATTCAGACATTGACTGATTTGGATTTACCATATTCAAAAACTCATTTAACGCATGACCCTCAACATTAACTATCTCCCCCTTAGGATTCTTTTGTTTAAGCGTTAACTTAGCCTGTGTTGACATAGTAACGTATCTTCTTATTATTGAATACACATCAGCATTGCCCTGATAACCATGAGTAATATAATCGTCAGCATTGTCTTGAATGTCATTTACGTAACCACTCCTAATAAGACTATCTCTTATAGCTCTAATCAATTTATCATCAATAGGCTGATCCGCCTTATGTCTCAATTTGTTGAAAAAATTTAGTATTCCCATTTTAATATGTCATAAATAGTGATTCTTCTTTCTTCTCATTCCTTAATCCCAGGCTAAAGGCATATCTTATCGCATCAATTGCATGGTTAAACATATCGACAGGTTTATTAATAAAATTGCCGTTTCTGTCTTTTTGCCATTTATAGTGTCTATATTCTTTCCAAATGTCAGTACTGTTCCGAGTCAATAAAACACTATGACGCTTTAAGTAATCAATACCTTCCATTATGCTGCCGGGCTTTTTGTCTGCTGGCAGTGCATTTATACCCAATAGTTTTAATTCGTGGATGCTTTTGGGTTCTGCACTATCACATATAATTATCTCCCCTTTGTACCCTTTTTGCTTCAATAGTTTAGCTATATCAGCGTTAGTAAGCTCTATTTGATATATTAATTCATCAATAAATATATTGTCCTTTTCCTTTGCCACACGAACCACTGATGTTGGATCATTTGAAAAACCAAAGTCCAATCCATACCAATAATCAATATTAGGGAAAGTGTCTATTTCTTCCCACCCCCGAAACACTTTGCCTGCGTATAGATTACCAACTATTCCAAGTCCATAAACCTTATACCACTCTGGATCGGTTATTCTATATGCCTCTATTTCATCTATTGCTGCCTGTGGACATGCTTCATTGTCCTTATATGTGACAATCACAAATGATGTGTCTGGTTTACCCTTATACTTATCATGCGCCCAAAATTCAGCATCCGGATTATAGTCAATATAAACGACTTCCCTAGTTCTCATTATTAACTGTCTGGCAGTCTCCCATTTAATACGGTTAGCCTCATTTATAAATAAACCATCTCTTCTGCCTCCCCTAGCCTTTGTTTCATCATCTAACCCGAAAAATTCAAATGTCCAATTGTTTATATGTATTTCTAACGGTACTTTGGTTTTAGTATGTTTTATTAAGTCTGTTCCTATTATGCTCAGAAAGTCTCGATAAGCACCCTTTGATATGTTTGGATGTGTATCCGTAACAATTGACCAAAGTTTTATTTCCTTTGATTGTTGGGCTTGTAATATTATCTTTTGCAGTATCGAATAAGTTTTTGAGGCAGATGAACTTCCCTGAGCTATTCTTATACGCCCTGTTAAATTAGCTATTTTATTGAATGATGTTGTTAGTATCATTTGTTTAGTGATTCCTTTAATTGATCCTGAGTCATTGTTGTAATAATGGTTGTCTTAGGTGTCATTGTACCATCAGAGCTTCTATGGTCAAATTTAGATGATGTCAGCTTTATTAATTCGTCCTCGTCTGCCATTAGCTTGTATGCTGCTATTTGCAATGTTGGGTTATCTGAATCTTCCCACTTATCACTTAGCTTAATCTTACTATTTATTTTATTTTTATAAAGCTCCTCTTTTATGTCGTCTAAAATTTCTAACTTATAATTGTAAAACGTTGATCTATCGCATGGTAGGTACGCAGGTATATGAGTCATTTTTTTAAGGCTGTGTTTTTTTATAGCCTTAATGCTCATGTCTATTAATTCCTGTTTTCTGTATGCCATTTAGATATGTGACTATTAATAATGTATTTTATTAAAAAACAATTTTTTACAAAGATAGTTATTATTTATATCATTTAATTATTTAATAGATTTTTTATATATCATCATGTAATTTGACTATTCCATATTATTTGATTTGCTATCAACAAATATCCTATCAAAATACTCATTATTTACTCCCATTTCGAAGTCAGCAACCTCCATTTTGATACCGACAGTTATCTCCGCAACTGTTGCACACGCAACAAAATATCTATCCCCCATTTTATTTTTAACATACGGCGATGTAATATCAAGTAAATGGTACATTCCACTTGGCGACAGCACAAAATCAATCAGTTTTTTGTTACTCATACTAGGCTTAAATCCAATTTCGTATTTCCCCCAACCGTTTATTCCGAAACCACATAACCTACTCATGTCAGCCCTGCTTAATCCATAAGCCTCACGAGCAATTTTCATTTTTTCTTTTAATTCCATAATTATTTTTTTATTCCTAGAAAATCAAACATATCATCTACTTTATTGAAATCAGATTTAGACTCTTCTATTTTGTGAAATATTATTTTATTCTTAATCACAATTTCAGCGGCATTTTCATTTAAAGCCATGACAGTTGTTCTCATTTTCTTACCGTAAATCTCGAAGCAAACATCAAAGTCTTTCATGATTTTTTATTATTAAATATCTCAGGTTCAAAATCTATTAATATAGAGTCGCAATATTTCAACAATGGCTTACCACTTTTTCTTAATTGTCTTTTCCATCTATTTAAAGTCTCTGCATCCTTTTCTAAATAGTATGCCAATAAGGAAACATTTGTGAATATTTTTATCCTTCCGTGTTGGAATATTGAACAAGTATTGTTATTTGGCACTCCCTTTAATTTTTATTAGCATCATAGATATTTTCTATTAATATTTTATTGTTGATAGATTTTAATTATCATGCTCAGGAACTAATGCAAGCATGGTATCCAACTCAGACATAAAATTATAAGTCCATTCCAACTCTATAATACCTTGTCTAGTGTTTATCAGTATTTCTTCACAACTGTAAAGATACCAATCCCAATCTATGTAATATACTGAATATTTTGGCATAGTTAAACGAAAAACAAAATGTTACCTTTAGTCCTTTTTGCTCTGTAAATACCTAGTTCTTCACCGTTTTCATCGAACACAGTTCTTTGAGACGGTGAAATGAAGAACCTTTTCCTGAGTGTTCCTCTCCCTTGAATTTCGTCAGAAGTGTTATGTCTATTTTTATCAAACATGATTAAATATCACAATTACTTTACTTTTGACTACAAATGTAATGTATTTAGAGTTAATATCCAAAATTTCCTTATTGAATAATAGGATAATGTATGGCAAGTATATTTAATGCTATTACGTTCATTAGGTCAGCCGCGTTCGTTTTAATTTAATGACAGAGATTTGTTTTTATTCTGTCAAACTCATTTTTAAGTACCTAAATGTTAGCCAATTAATAGTATTGTCTTTAATAAATAGTTACAAACAATAAAAATTATTCAGT